TGTCGTGATTACAGGTGTACTCCCTCCTCACCCAACACTTGAAGTGAGGTATATTACTCTGTAAATACGGCATTACTTCTTTTTGGTTTTAGCCTTTACTTTTTTGATAGCTTTTTTAAGATTGTTAACCTTGCCACCCATCTTCATGCCTTTAGCCATCATTTTACGTGGTGAAACCTTACCACCCATAGCGTAGCCTTTTTTCTTAACCTTGCCACCCTTTTTCATTTTAACTTTTCCACCCATCTTATAACCCTTTTTTTTCATCATCTTATTTGCTCCTTTACTGATTTGTTGAGGGATTTTTGATCTCGATATTGTCATCCTTTAAGAGAACTTAAAAAATTATCAACTGCGTTGTCAAGCTTATTTACAGAACCACCTTCTTGCATATTGGTTACAGAAGAACCTTGCATCGCAAGTAAATTTCTTATCAACTCTGGTGATATACCCGGTGGTAATAATGGTGACGTTGCAGGTAAACTTGGTAACGCAGGTATGGTAAAATCTGGAACTCTATCTGAAGGAACAACAACACTACTGTAATCAGGTGCAACAGGATCAGCAACAGGATCAACGATAGGATTTGTTACTGGTGCTGTTTCCGTAGATTCTGTTGCAGGTAACATACCTTGTATCATGTCACGCATCCTCTGCTCTTCTGCCAAACGTCTCTCTTCTCTTTCTTGGTCTTTCAACCTGTCTCTTGCAATGCTTGATTGCATACTTTTGTCATCTAATGTTGCCTGTGTTGCTTTGTATAGATCAAATGGATCATCATAACCCATAATACTACCTATTTTATTTACAAAAGGTGCAAACATACTTTCCTGTGATTTTTTAAAATCTTCATACATAGGATTAATACTTTCAACTTTGTCTTCATCCATTCTTAAATCATCATCAGATACGTTTTCTTTTGGTCTAAAAGGCATATCGAAAAATTGACCACCATCATAAGGGCCGCCACCACCTCCAGTTATCGTGGTTACATTTACTGGTTCACCTTGAGGTGTGTAATCAAGAGAACCCATCTCTTCGCCAAAGTCAGGATCGTAGTCACCCATCATACCCCTTGCTGCCGTTAAAGCAGTTGGACTATAACCTACAGCCATGTCCTCTATATTCTTCAGGGCATTATCTCTGTTAACTTTATCTGGTAACTGTTTTACTGAATCAACTATCTCTTTTGCCTGTTTTAAATCCTCGTTTGTAAAGCTACCACCAACTGTAATACCACCATTTCTCATGTACTGTGGCTCAAAAACATCAACAACACCACCCATATTCATCATCATAGGCTGTTGTGGCATCATCGGTGGTTGCATAGGTTGTTGCATAGGTTGTTGCATAGGCATCTGAGGTGCTGATATGTTCGGTAGAAGCTGATCCATGCTCTTTTTCTGGATCGCATCTTTATAACCCTCAAGATAATTCTTTAACGCACTCCTTTTCTCAGGAGATACATTCATATTCATAGATAAAGGTGTTTGTCCTTGTGGAGATGGTCTAGGTTGTTGTGGTTGAGGTGTCATACGTAGTGCCCTTTTAATAGCTATTAAAAAGACACTACGATATTTTTTTTATTTTGACAATATGTTATCAAATTCTTTTACTGCTTGACGGCACATTCTAAAAATATGACTAAATTGTGGGTGGTCATCACCCTTTTCTAGCTCTTCAGCTATTGCATTACGCAATCTTTCCATACGTTCACGTTCAAAAGGCGTTAATTTAGCAAATTCTTCCTTGCCTAACTCCTTTTCAACCAAATATTTCATCGCATACTCCATAACTAACGATATTTTTGCATTTTTAGACTCATAGAACCTAAACATACGAGGTGAAACTCCTATTTTCTCTCCCATTTTTGCTTGTGTCAAGCCAAGTTTCTTACGAATGTTAAATAAATCACTTGCTTTCCACTTACTATGTTTAGTTCTTTCCATCTTGCACCTCTTCCAATAGTCCTGACGACAATAAATCCTTGACCAGAACCTCTTTTGAGTCATATCGAAACGTATCTCCTGACCACATATTTGCATATTTAGCTGTTTTTCTTAAAAATTCTTTATCACTCTGTGTTGCAGACCAAGAATCCTTACGCATGAAGTCAATCACACCGTTAGCATCTTCAGCTTCAAAAACTTTGCCCTCTAGTTTGTATTTTTTCATATCATACCTCACTTTCTTTTTGTTTCTATATTATATATAGGTAATTTTTTCCTAAAATCAATGTAAAATTTTTTGAAAAATTTTTTTGAGCGTTTGTTTAAAACTTGCCCTGCGAGGGCACCGAGCAGGGTCCCCCCGAAGGGGGGTCTTATGGCGAGCGAAGCGAGCCGATCCGATATCCGATACAGTAGGGTACCTGCCGATTAGAAGCTTGTCAGTTGGGTCAAAATCCCGATCCCGTGCGAAGCACGGAATAAAAAAAGCCGTGCGAAGCACGGCTTTTTTTCCCTAAAGAGCCCACGAAGTGGGCTCTTTTTAATGAGGCTGAGAGACTATTGAAATCTCTCAGCACGACTGTGGAAGTAGTCGTATAAATCATCGTCAATACCATTCCATATAGACGGGTTGCCTGCTCTATTGTCAGGTATTATAGCAACAGTATTTGAACCAGTTCTGAAAGTCTTTAAGATTTTATAACTTGCGAACTCATCACCAGAACCATAGGACCTACCATTAGCTTGCTGTGTGCTTGTGACAATTGCACCATCACCAAAACGTGATCGCATTTCTGAAATTCTACCTGCAATATTTGATCTTGTTGTACCTGTCGCAAGCATTAAATCTTGAACACTTGCACCATCATCTGATCTGCACATAGACCAAATTTCTGCAAGTCTGGTTCCAATTCTATATGGTTGATCTGGTGTAGTGCTCTCTGTAAGATCGTTTTGATATTGTAAGAACTCTCTGTCTGTGGTTCTGTAAAGATTAGTAATTAGTTTTACCCAATTTAAAATCTTTACTGCTTCAATTGATCCAGAGTTCTGTCTGAATTCAATTGTCTTTTTACCATTCCAAGAGTTTTGGTAATTAACTGCATTGAATTTGCCACCAATGACCCTATTTAATTGTTCAAGTGTACTTGCGTGGTTCCATTCACTTGAATTAACTTTATTGTCTATTGGTCTGCAATAAGTATTATTGGTTCTGCTATTTGGTAAAATCTTGTTAAAGATTTGTTGGTTTAAACCATATCTATATCCAACTGCCTTAGCTAATTGAAATGGCATAACATCTGTTTTGTTATCAGAGTAAAAACGATTGCCAACACGTACTGCATTAATCTGCATTTGATTAAAATCATTAACACTCTGTTTTGTAGTGTCCAACCATTCCATACCAAAATGGACGTGCCCACCACATTTAACTGTAATCTTTGCGTTAATACTTTCAAGTGCACTTTGAATTGTCTGCAAGTAATGCATTAAATTGCAATTGCCTAAATCATCGTATGCCATTGGTGGTAGTATTACTTCAAATACTGTCTCTGCACTAGAAGTGTCGTCACGTTTTACTGTGCACCAATCTATTGGATGATTGATATCCCAATTTTCAAGAGCGTCTTTGATCTTGCGTATACCAATGTTTTCATCGTTGCAATTTCTAAGTGTGGTTTCAATTTCAATTCCTATTATAGGACTAGAATTTTGTGTAAACATTTTTGCCTCGCTTTCGTGTTTATTGTTTAAAATGTTATATATATTATATAGTCATTTATTTCCTATTTTCAAGTAAAACATTGATTTTTTTTAAGTTTTTTTTCCAGCCCTACGGGCTGGTAATACGAACAATTGTTCGTATTAATTTTTTTATTTATTTATTCTGAATAAAAAAAAAGGGTGGCGAAGCCACCCTTCAGGGGAAAATCCTGACAAGGATTTTTCCCGATCAACTTATTTCCCGATCAAATCTTTGCCCGATGACGAAGAATCTCTATTGGTTTAAGCTTTCTAATCGGCACATCAAACTGCGTTGACTTGTAATGCGACCAACCCAAAGCTTCATACAGATGATTCGTTTTAAGACCAAAGTCTTTGTACCCATCCAAGATGCTATTGAAGTAATGTGTGCTAGGAACAGATACATCTTTCTGATTCATAGTGTACGTCATCATACCATTGATGTTGATCTTTCTGTATAGATGTGGAAAGCCTTCATAGATGTCTAAGCTATTCTCACACTCTTCAGTAATCTCCCAAACACCAATAGGTAGCATTACGTTGTTACTTCTTGTCGGCTCAATGTCTGCCACACCTCTGAATACCAATCTCCAATTAGGAATATACTGTGCACCTAACTGTCTAGCATTTGGACATCTTTGTGCCATTTGGGTCAAATTAAGATTTGACCCATAAGCAAAGTATAGTTTAGTTTTTTGTTTCATTTAGTTTGTTCCTCACTTTCTTTAATTTGTTGTAATCAGTTTTAGCTAACATATCTAACGCAATTCTGTTTTTGAATTTGCTAATTGCGTTTCTATGCTTACGATTAATTGCTTTTACATACATTGTATTACCTCCGTGTTTATTATGTATAATATATATATAGGTAATTATTTCCTATTTTCAAGTAATGTGCAAGTTTTTTTTTATTTTTTTTTCCAGCGTGAAAATCCAGCGTGATCAGGATCCAGCATACTTGTTGCGAACAATTGTTCGGGTTCAGGATCCTAAAAACTTGACAACTGGATCTGCTGGTTATATATCTGAATTATTCTCATTGGTTCCTCCGAGAATGTTTCCTCGCTTAGCCCGATCCGAAAGGATCGGGTTTTTTTTCCCGAACAATTATTCGGATGTCTTCACGGAAACTGGTGCCCGATCTGGGAATCTCCCGATCAGGGTGAGCGTTCACCCCCCGTGACGGTGTTATTTCCCAGAATCTCCCACTTGTTCGCTATTTTCGACTATCTGAACCCGAACATCTTTATCTGGCGTTACGTTACGCATCCTTCCAACGGCTATGTTCTTAAATTCTTCCAGTTTTTCAATGATTTGCTCTCTGCTGAGAGAGTTCATATCTTCGTGCATCACGTGTTGTTTGTTAACCAGTAGTCCTGTCGCCTTCAATCTGAGCTCCTCTGCACGTATTGCCTCCCCGATCTTGCCATTATCCCAAGCCTCGTTACGCATCTTTAATAAATCCCGAACAGATTTCTCAACAGTCACCCCGAACTTGGCGTTAGCCTCCATACGCATCTCCTGATATCGTTCCTGAACTACGGGGTTACGCAAAAGCCGAACAGCATCAACTGTCGGGTTGCTGTATCCAGCTTCTCGTGCTGAAGCTGTCTGTGTCATATCCCGATACATGAAGTTATCCAAAAACCTCTGTTGTTTTGCAGTAAGTCTTTTCCATCCTGCCTTTGTCTGTTCTTTCGTTAATGTCTCGCCTACCTTGCTCATTGTCTTTCCTTTCTAATCATGTGCACATATCCGAACAATTTATCGTGCTGGGAGCTAAAAAAAATATAGGGGGAGGTGGTGGGTTACTTACCACCCCCCTATACCCCCTATAGGGGGTAAGTCTCGGTAAGTTGGTAAGTTGCAATAAAATCAATGACTTAGCATCTATAATTAACTTACCATAGTAGCCTGTAACCACCGTAACCACTTCCCGATTAATCCAATAAAAACAAATACTTAACAAGTTACCGACCAATCTACTTACCACCGTAACCTCGTAACCCGTAACCTGTTGTTCACGTTTCGTGCTCATTTTCACCCATCTCATAACTACAATCAACGCATAAATATGTCTTATCTTTATACGTGATAAACCAATCATCTTCTTTTAATTTATTACACTCTGGACAACGCAGTTTTTGTGCAAACAAAAGCTCCTTTTGTAGCTTCTTGTTCTTCCCGATAGGGAATAATATTACTTCACCCATACTAGTGCTCCCATCTATAAAAACAGTGCGTATTGATACACACTGTTTGTGTAAAAGCATCAGCCCAATAAGGGCTAACATATTTAGCATGATAATGAGTCGAACCATCAGTAACGTCAATATATATTTCACGTTCCAGAACTGTCCAAGCTATAGCTTCAGCCCAATCATAAGCCCGAACATCATCAATCACTTCTGGTTTACCATCACAATAAAAACTAAAGGCACATTGATCACGAACAATTTTTCGGCTATCCCAAGAATATCGTAAGCCGTCAGTTACAACTTCGCAAACTGTGTTCGGAAACCTGTGATCATCAACTCGGTTCATAACCACTTGAGCTACTGCCAACTGTGCCACTATTGGTTCTGATCTAGCCTCAAAGTATATCGCATAACTCATGCAAACCAAAGCCGTTGCTGTTTCCAACATCATTGTTTCTTCACATAAATAATTCGTCTTGCTTGTGATTCGGTAATTTTAAAATGATCTGCCAAATCCTGCAACCCGAACTTTTTATTTGTTGTCCTCTCCATATGGACACCACTCTTTTCTACATATTTTATTTTGCCTTTGTTATTTTCCCAATAACTTTTGACATCTTTTATGAAATCATCGTTAAACTTTGTCATTTATTTCTACTCCGATTATTAAAAAAATAGGGTACAAACATACACGGACATATATTTCCACCCCTCTGACGGCTCTTAAAACGAGCCTTTTGTGTAGGCATCCTATAGATTTTATTACATACTTCTTAGGTTGTTCGTAATAATTGCATAAAAGTAAAATTCAATAAATCACTATTCGGGGGTAAACTTTACTTCTATGATCTATAGTTATGACGTGCCTACTCGCCACCACGAAAGCTGAACAACACCCCCTAACTCTTTAATCTCTTCAATGTTTTCTCTATTTCTTCCTTGAGATACTCTATATGATCCTTTTCCTTTTCGGGTGGGATAATAAATATATCTCGATTTACGGCTCTGCATAAATAATCTAATGCAAACTCCAAGTTAGAAATCTTTTGTTTTGTGAGATACTCTTTATGAGTTTTCTCTATTTTATTTTCTTTTTTGCCATCTATCCAATTCATTTATAATCCCCTATCTCTAATCACTTCACATTCATAAACGTATTTGTCTACATCAAAATCGGGATGAGACATACACTCCTCTGTATAACAATCAACACAAATCACATGGTAAGAGAATAAAAAAGCACGTGGAATATGAGTGATTTTTTCTGTACCAATCCAATCGGGTTTAACTGTTTTACTACATTCTACACATTGATAACCCATTACTGCACCTCATCAATATTAACTGTCCAATAAATTTCTGAGTCTGTACCAAATTTTCTTGGACGTGGTTTCGCTTTTGAGTATGGTTCTTCCACTAAAAAAGAAGAACCAACTTCATACTCATCCCATTCTTTGTCAACGATTGATCCATACCAATCGTCAACAATTTCATTTCTAACATTAGGAACTCGTCTAGCTTTAACTGACATTTGCAACACCCACTGTTAAACTTCTGTAGTTCTCAGCATAAGCACGACACTCTTTAAATACCTCATCCCAATGACCTTGTGGCATACCGTATGACATCAATGCACGTTTCATTACATTACTAGCAGTATCTGTCCATACAATCGCAACAGACATAGCATATTTCCAAGCACCAATCTCTTTCTCCATAAGATCATTGTCTCTGCCTTGTGCAGGTCCAATTAAATGACCAATTTCATGTAATGCCGAAACATAATAACCCGTGTTTTTTGTGGGTCTAATGCAAATCAACTTATGTCTTGGGTTCGCATAGTAACGTGGGTCTGTATCATTCAATGATTGATACTTAACGGTAATGTCATGCTCTGCACATAACTCTTGTACGTGCAAAGCCATATCAATTCTTTTAACTAATGGTCTAGTCATTTAGTACCTCGCTTTCTTTATCTAATTTATTAATAAGAGATAAAACTTTATCTTTTGGAAAAAAATTACTGATATCGTATTCAGTTTTACCTTCTAAAAAATCCTTTACATAATCAATTACTTCTTTTGGTTTTTGACCTGCAAAATCTAATTTATGATTAAATTCAAAATCAAGAATTTGAATTAATTGTTTATAATCATTACTCATTATAACCACCTCTCTCACCACTGTTTTGAAAATAATCCCAAATGACACAAAATGATTTTGCAAATTCTTTTTGCTTATCATTAGGTTGTTCATCGGGTTGATAATCTGTCAAACCATCTGAAATTTCATCTGCTGATACCAATGGTAATTTTTGTTCTCTACAAAAATCTTCCCAAACTTCAATTAACTGACTTTCATGTTTCATTAGGCAACCCTCTTAATTGAAATTTTATGATCGTAACTTGTAGCATAAACTTTTTTGCCAACATCAAGATTACTCACATTAACTAAATCTTTTCTATTAAGATCAAATAATTCTGTATGAAACATATCACCCGTAACATCAATTTCTACTGTGAACTGTTCTACCTCAAATTTTCTGTCTGATGGAACTTCAATAAATCTTTTCATTTAGCACCTCGCTTTCGTTTGTTAGTGTATGATAGTAATATAAGGAATGTTTTTCCTATTTCAAGAGTTTTTTTTATTTTTTTTATTTCAGGAACTTTCCTGAGTATATTTCTTTACCTAATTGTTCATTAAAATCCTCTGTTTCTCTAGGTTTATAGACTAAAAAAAAACTTTTACATTTTGGACAAGATAAATTTGTGACCATATCATATTCTTCATTTTCTTCTTCGATATCGTGATCACCACCCCAAATTAATTCTTTATTACAATGCCAACAATTCATTTTCTACCTCCTACTGCATAACCCATAAAATTATAAGATTGCCAAACTTTGGATACATTACCCAATTCTTTTAATTCATCATTCAATTCTTTTTCTGTTTTACAAAACATTGAAACAGCCAACTGGGTATCTTTATCCAGAATCTCCTGATCCTGAAAATTTGTTCGCTTTTCCTGAACGTGCATCCTGTGTATGAGTGTCTGGATAATCGTGTTGTCCAGATATACCTTCTCAGCAATTAATAATATTGCACCTTGATCAATTCTTTCTTTTATTAGCTGGAGCACACGTTTTCTTTTTTTTGACCCGAAGAACTGGAGCGTGAACATGGATATGATTACCGAAACATTGTTCGGCTCTGCTGGCAAGATTTCTTCAATATCTCCCAGCCTGAAACCAAAACCCGAATGTATTTTTTTTAGTCTGTGTTTATCAATCCCGATGTACTCACAATCTTCAGCCTTCGGCATTTGAGATAAGAATCTACCAGTTGAACACCCGATATCAACGACTGTACTCTCTGGTTGAGCATATTCACACCCGATCCCTGTAAATATTTTAGTTAACGAAGAATAGTTCGGGATGGATAGCTCAATATGCCTATCAAAATCATCAATAGAGGAAAAATCAAATGCTTCATACATCATTTTCATGTACCTCTTTTATTCTAGTTCCGAGCCACTCCATCACATTTATAGACATAGCTCTACCACAAGCTTCATATCTTTTTGACACTGGACACTCTTCCTTTGGCTTACCCCGATAAGGTATTTGCGTGTAATTGTCTGGTAATCCCTGAAGTCTTTCACACTCTAATGGCGTTAACCTCCGAACAATAGTGTTCCGAGCAACACAGGGTTGCCTGTTTCCTCCTGTCATAGCATTAAGCGTAGGAGATACTTCATCTTTTCTAACTCTTGGTGCTCCTCCATCAGGTGATCTGGGCTCAAACACAACGCACGGAGAATTGTTCGGGTTCCTGACCAGCACAGAATGATGATCATTTGCTGTAATGGTATACATAGCTCCATTTTGATTCAAACCACTGCCATTCGACTTTGAATGACCCGATGCAATAGCCACCAAATCGGTAGCTGACTTGTAATCCCGAGCGGCTATTGTTCCTGCGATGTCGTCTTGAGTGTATTGATCGCTTCTTGTAAGGCGATGCGTAATTGTTCGGGTATTTTCTTCCCTTTTCTCCCTGCGCGGCGGAGGATTCCATGACAATGCTTCTCCGTCAAATAAAACCTTTGCTGGATTTCTCCAGTTTCGAGAATGTCCGACAACGAAGATACGCCTTCGCATTTGTGGGATTGCTCTTGGAAACCGTTGTGTTCGTATGTATTGAGTGTCAAGAACCCTGTAGGCGAACCCATACCCGAGTTCTGCCAACCCTCCGAGAAAGGAAGCAAGGTCTTTTCCTCCGTTAGATGACAAGACACCGGGCACATTTTCCCAAAGTATCCATGTGGGATTAATTCTTTTAGTAAGCCGTATAAACTCAAGTGCGAGATTTCCTCTATCCGATTTAATTCCTTCCCGAAGTCCTGCCACGCTGAAAGTTGCACAGGGAGTTCCTCCAACAAGGACATCTGGAGATTTTCCTCCGATGTCTTTCTTTTCGATTTGCGTAAAGTCGCCATAATTTTTTACCTCTGGATAATGATATTGTAAAACAGCAGAACGAAATGGTTCTATTTCAGATACACCTATACATTCATATCCGATTGGTTCCCAAGCTATACTAGCACTCTCTATTCCACTGCATATTGATAAAAATTTCAATCTAAGATGCCTCTCTTTTTTTTAAAATCACTATTTCTCTTTTGTTTAATGTTTTTAATTCTTTGTGACAGGATCCACATTTAACATCTGTTCGTCCTTCATAGATCCTACCTCTTGTTTGTCTACCACACCAATCGCAGTCTATGTGTTTATCGTAGTATCTTAAATAGTCGTTCATGTGTTTTCTGTCGCTGTTGTTGCTTCGTACTCGCCTCTGCTCATAAGACCATTGATTGTTCCAAGCCATTTGCGACCTCCTGCTGTACTAAAACTAAACTTATCAATTCGACCTTCGGTAATTAATTCCCGAACAATTCCATCCATAACTCGCTGGGAGAGATTAGCCAGTATATCTGGTGCATCTGCATCTGACATACGATTCGTTAACGAATCAGCACCTCCTTGTTGACATAATGCACGACCTTCTCTTTCGCATCTGCTGATCCACTCATATAAAGCACTCTTACGTAAGTCACGATTACTGCCAGAATTAAGTTGTATAATATCCTCAGTCCGATCTACCAGCAGTCCAGTATTTAAATCCCGAACAAATTTGCGTATCTGGCGTTTTGCTGGGCCGTTTGATTTTACGACTGCTCCATCGAAACACCTGTTTCTTTGGTATTCTATGTTAAGCTCTTTACATTGGCGTTTTGCTGTATTCTCATCTAACTGCCACAGTGCAAACGCACAACGCACACCATCAACAATCGCTGACGTACCCCTGATAAGATTTCTAGCTTGTTCTGGTGTTGATATAACTGTGTCATCCTTCACCTTTGTCATATGGTGACACATCATCACTGACGCACCAGTTTCCGAACAAATCTTAGACATTAATCCAGTAAGAGCCGCTCCTGAAGCTGGATCAGAGTTCACATCTGCGTGAACAAAAGAAGCTAACGGATCAAAGATAATGAGCTTCAGGTTATTAATCTGTAATATTTGTTCGTATATACGCTCAAACTCTGCTGAAGTTGTTAGCTCACCATGTAAGCTCTGTAATACAGGGAACACACCACCTACATTGGGTAACGCCACAACCCGAAGCTCATTTTCATACTCGAATCTTTCATTGTTCGGGTCTAAACGCTCAATCCGTCTGTGCATCTCTGCTTCATCATCCTCTGCTGTGAATATAACTACATTACCAAACTCGGTAACATTCCCTCCAAATGAATTACGCATCGGAAAAGCACCAGTGACCTTCATCGCTAAATCTAATGTAAGCATACCTTTACCTGCATCACCCGCGGCTGATAGTATGATTGGTACCCCCAGAGGAAATGTGCTATCTACTAGGAACTTCTGTTCGGGTGCAGGGCCAACGAATCTCGATACCAGTAAGCTGTCGTCAAGAAGGTTTATGTTCTGACGTGTGAAATTACTTGTAGTATTTAAGAACTCATTTATATCGAAGCCTTCACTTATTGCATCTGCAACATCCCATCTTTCGGGCTTACCTCTTGGAAGCGTAAGCATTTTAACTGATTTTACATTAGCGTTCAAAGCTAACTCCTGAACTAACTCAGCTAATTTCTTGCCAGCATTGTCATTATCAGCCCATAAGATAAGCTCTTTGCCTTGCAATGGAGAAAAGTCATACTGTGACGCTGATTTCTTCGTGAGCATACCAGCACCTCCCATTGTACAGGTTGCTGTATACCCCAAGTTGTTGAGTGCATCTGCACATTTCTCACCTTCCACCCAGATGACTGTATCCGAAGCCAATATGTTCGGGATATTATACAATGGTCTGACATCAGGCATACGTGGATATGGGTTGTCACCAGTAAATTGCCTAAACTCTTTCTTTGGTTTACCGTGTGTATCCAGTATCGGAGCACCTGATCCATCCCGAACAAGATACTTCCGAACCGAACAAATCACCTGACCATCAGAATTTTTGTACAAATACTCCGAATCGTATGGTGTCTGCAAATTAATCTGCACTTTTACTGGATTCTCTGCTGGCTGTTCCCGAACAAATTTTCGAGGTTCACCTACGTATTCAGAAAACATCTCCTTGATTTCAGGTAGTCTAAGACCTCTACCCTCCATCAATATCTTAACAATGCCACCGATCCCAACGCCACCGTTAAAATCCTGACCCTTCATAAAGTATGGACTTCTGGGGTTAATGTCTATTTTCAGGGATTTACCAACTTCACCTGAAGTAGACCCGATTGTAAACAGATCACCAGTAACTTTACCTTGTGGAAATGTCTCTTTTAAAATATCTATTTGCACCTGTCTCGGTACTTTTTTGCTAATCTCTTCGACTAACTCACTCGCTGACATACTAGATTTAGTATTGTCAAATGGTAAAACACGCATTATATTGTCTCCTATAAACCATCTAACCCGAACAGTTAAACTTGTTCGGGTTTTACCCAGCAACTACTTTTAAATTCACATCTCTTACATAAAAAGTAATCAGAGTTTGTAGCAACTCTGGGTAAAATTTCATTATGTTTTACAGCAGTTAAAATTTCAACTGCTTTATCACTTGTCTTTTGAGCCAAAACTTTGTCAAAAGGAACAAGCTCATAATATATTTCACAATTATTTTTATTAACTACCGTAAACAACGCAGGATTTTCTGTCAAATTCATGTAAGCTTGATACAAAGCTATTTGTGAAGCATATGTTAAATTAGTATTCTTAACACCTTTCCGAACAAATTCATTGAAGCTCTTGTCATTGGCAGACTTACACTCCCATAACATAGGATACTTAATATCATCTGGGCCACCACATATGACACCATCTATGTGACCCTTCACCTGATCATCAGCTATAGAAAAACCAAATTGTTCGCCATTTTTATCCGTACTTCTCAAATCAAAACCTGCCTTAATTAACCAACCATGTGCCATATCTTCAATCGTATGACCAAATTGAAATATGCGTAGAAGCTTAGCACTGAACTCACTTTCTTTATCAGGTTCCTGACCAATAAACCTATATTGTATTTTGCGAGAACATGGATCTCCCAAAGAAGACGCACCAAGATATGTTCGTCTTTTCTCACTTTTGTTCGCCTCTTTGATAGATTCATCAACAACTTCCTTTATCTTTTGACACGTTTTTTCCGAATGGGAACTCTGCGTGTTTGTCGTTGACATTGAATTTGAGCCAGATTGCTGCCAGATAAGTTTCGACAAGTTCGTTTGCATCTTCTAATTTCTCCATTTGTTGTATAGACATAACCAAATATAACACATCTTGCTCATCAAGTTCTGTGAATTTTTTGTTCCAGCCTATCTGTCCGAACAATTTTCCTATTTTTTTTAATGTAGTGTCTGGTTCGACATTTCTTTCATTTCGCTCCATTTCTCAATTTCCCCTTCATTAGTTTTCATAAATGACATTGTAAATAATTCCTCACTCTCATAAAAGGCAGTTCCGTATCCATTTTCTACTTCAACACCATTTTCAATAACTTTTTTTTCCATGATAGAACTAATTTTTTCCATAACATCATCTTCAGATGAAAAAAAACCTTCGACAGAAGTAAAAAAATTTAAATTCATCTGTCCTTCTTTTGTATTTAAAACCATTTTAATTTCTACTTGAGTCATTATGCTACTTCCTTTTTTATAATGTTGTTTATCATAGAATCTATTCTGCTTTTGTTCCACAAATAATTTAAATAACAAGCAGCTCTATATTTTGTCCATGAAAAATCAAAACCTGACACAATGACACCTGATTTTGCTAACATATCTTTTTGCTTATCACTAATTCTTTCGTTTAACCATCTTCTGCCCTTTTGAGCACTATTATTATCCTCAATCTCTCTCAGAAAGTCGTCAGCAGAGGCTATAGCCTGTTGCTTTGTTCCTATACTAACCATCCTCAACTTGCCACCAGAACGCTTTACAATGCCACAGGATAGATCACCAAGATCAGCAACAAGTGCAAAACCATTAAATCCTGTAGCTGACAGACATTTACCCGTGCCAAATAAATCCATCCATCTAAAAGGAGAACGATCAATCAGATCAATCTCTGTCATATTAAATTCTTCTAAATCTGTATCTTGACCTTTACCAAACTCGTATCCACACATAGGACACTCTCTGACACTCAAAGGAACAACTGAGTCACATTCTGGACAAACTTTTTCTGGTGCTTGACCTTGAATATTTGACTCCGATCCTTCAAGATTGACATCATCTTCCAATGACCCATGCGTAAGAACAGATGTTCCAAAATCAAGAACAACACAATCTGTCTTAATTATGTTCGGGTATTCATCTGGATCAATGGTACGTAGACCTCTACCAATCATCTGCACCATAGTCGCTTTGTAAGAACACGGACGAGTTAATACAATACAAGATACAGGTGGTGCATCAAAACCTTCTGTTAATACAGCCACGTTGACCACAACCTGTAAATCACCATTGGCTAAATCATTAAGGATATTAGCCCGAACATTTTTATCAGTCTCTCCTGTGACAGTCTCAGCTTTAACACCTTGTTCTACAAACTCCTCACATAAATCTTCTGCGTGTGCAACTGTTGAACAAAACACCACAGTCTTTCTATCACTCGCCTTATTTTTCCATTCATCAACAACTCGTTTGTTGATAGCTCGTTTGTTCATAATACGAGCTACTTGATCCATATCAAAATCGACCACTGTTTTCCGAACATTTTGA